AGTAAACTCCGCCCCTTTTAAATTATTAGGTAATTAAAAATTACGCTGCGCCTGGTGAACCGAAGATTCCTCTAGGGTCAGAGAAGCCGAAGCTGTATCTTTCTCTAGCTTTAAATCTCATGTTGCCAGTATCAAAATCACCTTCCATTGCAGTTCTTAATGGTGCTCTAACAAAATGTTTTAGACCATTAGGTGCATCAGTCATGATGAAGAACGCATCAGTGTCAGCTAAGAAATGGTTGATTCTGTAACCTTCTGGAATCATTCCCATGTTCTGCATCGCATTGATGTCGTTATCAGCAGTACCGACTCTTAAAGGTGACTTTAAGATTCTCTCAGCAGTAAATTGTAATTCTTTTGGAATAATCAATTTTCTACCTTGAGTAGCGATTTTCATTCCTCTTTCATCAACGAAAGCCGCAATGTCAATTAACGACTGTTCTAATGATGTTTCAGATAGATCGGCAGCAGTTGCTAACTCGTTTCTAAATGTACCACCACTTACAAGTGGGTGCGCATTAGATAATAGAGGTTGTCCGTCACCACCATTAGCAGTGTCGAAACCATTGTTAAGAACAGCTGCAGCTTTCACTTGTTTAGTGTTAGCCATTGATCTTGCCAATGCTCTAGTGTAACGAGCAGCTAATCTGTCGTACAAGTTATCTTCAACTGCTTCTTCTGTAACAGCAAATGCTAAAGCGATTGTTTCATGCGTATATCTTGCAGTGAAACTTTCTTTTGCATCGTCAAATGTTACAGCAGCACCTTCTGTTTTAGTTGGTGCACCACCGAAGCCTGATAACATAACTTCCTCTTCGAAAGCTCTGTCAGAAGATTCTGTAGTAAAGATTTCTGCGTGTTCATTTTCGTATCTATCATACTCCAGGCCGAATAAGGCATTCAAACCTGGCTCTAGTTCTTTAACTAGTTGTGCTCGTGATATAGCCATAGTTATTTACTCCTTATTACGCCGTTAAACCAACTACTCCACCTTTGTATTGGTGAGCATTGATTCTAACGAGTACGTTTACGTTTGATGTTGTTTGATCACTATTCTCAGGATCTTGAGAAATATCAATTGCTTGTAAAACAAATGTAGACGAAGAGTCTGCAGTTGATTCATCTAAAGCTTCTCTAGATTGTCCTGAATTAGTGTCTCCAGCTGTTGCAACGATTGAATAGTTTGCGAATAAATGATCAGTTGCAAAACTTCCATCTGATTTTATTTCGTAAACAACATTCGGATCGTCGATAACGTTCGCAATAATATCGTTAGCACTAATTGTGCCTGGATAATGATTTTTGAACGTAGGCTTTTGAGAAGTCGGATCTGTATAGAAGACTCCATTAAAAACTCCAACAACAGGGTTATCAGTTGCACCAGCTCTTTGGATAGTTCCATCAGTTGCTGCTTTAACTAAGTCGCCTTGGAATATTGCAGTACCGTAGTTCTTCAATATTCTGTATCTGTTTTGCGAGTTATTAAACGGTGTTCCTCCTAACATTCTAGACGGTCTCAAGCCAAAGTTACCACTTTGATTAGCCATGGTTGTTACTCCTTAGTTTGTTAGTTGTTAGTTTAATAACCCCTTGGTAGTCACTAAAAAATTATTTTTTAGTTCCACTTCCGAAGGTTACTCGAGATTGTCTATCAATATTGATAGGCATCTCTGGTCGTTGCTCCTTCAGTAAATCATGGTCTACCGCGTCCATCTGACCTTTGGTCTTGGATCTAAAGTAGTCTTTACGCGATTCCACAATCTCTTCTGGTATCCTAGCCAACAATAGGCCACCAACCCCAACTACGCCTTCGTGTGTACCACTTCTCATGACAGGATAATCATTAGGACCAATTTGTTTTAACAACTCTTCAGCTCTAACTAATTCCCAGCCCTCTCTAAGTTTCTTAGACATGTTTCCAGTGTCTTCAAAACCCATTGAAGTAGCTCTCAGCCATCTATGGACATAACCTTTCGGTGGCGGAGGCGCATCTAGACTTGACGGTGGAGACCAGACCTTTTTACGAACATCTGTTGTTCGTTGATCTGACTCGCGCGAAACTCTTTTTTTACTATCACTCATATTTAGCTCCTTTATTTAACATATTTCGCGTATTCTTCAGGTGGCACCCCTAATCTTTTAGCGATTACCAACTGTGACCTGGTGAGTTTCACAGTTCTGCGTCCATCTTGGTTTCTAACAGCAGAAGCAACAGTCTGGACGGGTTTCTTTTGCTCCTGTTTAGGTTCCTCAACTACAGTGCCTGCAGTTTCGGTTTTAGTAAACTTCTGAGGAAAATATTCCGTCAGTCGCTTATCTAATTCATTATAATATGCATCTGTGTCTCCCGCAATACCCTCACTTTTGATCTGTTTATCAATTTCAAGTGCTGCAGTAGTCATGATATTATCAGTCATAAACCATTCATTTTTCTCAGCCCAAGCTTGTGCTTTAGGTGAGGCTTGAATTTCAGGTTGTTGTGGTTCCTTTGGTTCATTCTTGACTTGTTCAGCTTCTTGCTCACGCATATATTTAGTATTAGCCAATCTTTCTTTCTCAATACTTAATTGAACTATTCTTTCATTTGCTTTTGCAATAGCCCCTGAATCTCCAGATTCAATTGCTTGTTGTAATGCTCTTGAAGCATCAGCAGAATCTGAAGTAATTCTTTTTTCAAATTCAGATAGATAATTTTCCTCAAGTTTTGGAAATCTTTTCTGCATGTCATCCATTTTTTTCTGGATGCCTTTTGCATATTCTAAAGCTGCTTTTTCTCTTCTTTGAGCTTCTCTCCAATTTCTAGTTAAATCACCTATTCTTCCTTTTACATTTTCTGAATATTGATTTAAGTCTTTTGGATCTTTTTTATCTTCTTTTGGTTGTTCTTCTGGCTCTTCAGCTTTAACAACTTCTATTTTATCGTCTTTGTGTTCATTGACCGCTGTACCATCTGGTTCAACTTCAAACTTTGGAATAACAGGTTCTTTAGATTCAACCTTTTTTTCCTCAATTGTAACTTCTTTCTCTTCTACTCCTGAAGTGTCAAGTTCGACTTCACTGGTATCTAAACCATATTTATCTTTTACCATCTTAGCTCCTTAATAAGTGTGCAGTATATCCTCTGGATTACTGATTTTAGCGATAACTTCGTCATCGTTTAAGATACGCACTTCACCACCATCAATTTTGAAACGGCTTCCTGCATATCTACCGAAGATAATCCAATCACCTTCTTTACACCAAGGTTTATCTCCAAATTTTTCTTTGTCTGAATAACAAAGAGATCCTAATTTAAGAACCAATGCACAAACAGTTGTCATTTGAATTCTTTCATGAGTTTCATCTGAAAATACTAAACCACCCTTAGTTTTTTTAGGGCCTGAGTATGGAAGAACTAACATTCTCCATCCAGTTGGTTGAGGTAATTTTTCTACGGCTTTTTTGTCAATGGAATCGGAATGTAAGTAAAGTTTTTCTACTTCTTCCTTAGTTTTGTAAGCATTGAGAAGACTTCCATTTTTAGTCTCCTGCGCCTTCGGCGTTATTATCGTCATGTAGCTCCTGTTTTTTGAACAAGTCCGTTAGGTCTTGTTGCAGATCCTCTATGGATCTGATCTGTCCTATTATATATTTATATTCGTCCCAATTGTCAACACCAATTACAACCTTATCTTTAAGTCG